GGAACCTAAACCCAGCGCGTCTACCAATTCCGCCACAGCGACGAGGCGTTTCGGACAGGACTTGAACCTGTGACCAACTGCTTAGAAGGCAGATGCTCTATCCAACTGAGCTACCGAAACATGTATGTATTGTATCAGGTTTTAGGACAGTCGTCAACCCATGGAGCACAGATCCTCATGGGTGGTGCGAGTGACTTACACTCAGTAGTATAGCATACTTTTTCATCATTTGGTTCTTCAACATAACGAGGTCGGTACTTCCTGTTTGCTTCTTCTATTATTTTATCATACTCTGGGGTTACTTTGTCAATGGCATCCCCAACTGCTTTCTGTGATCTACAAGTTATGATCTCATCAATCTTCAGTTTTACATCTTCAAGTATACTAATATTTAGTGGTCTTGTCAACTGGTCTACCGCACACCAAATTTTTTCTTCTGGCATAGCAACGCAACTAGCTAGTCCAGATACAACAAAAGCAAGAACTCCAGACACAATCATCATGTCTTTTGTGCTTACCTTCTTCTTTCCAATGTGAAAATTAAACATGGTGTAAAGGGGTGTGATCAGCACCCCTTATTTATTCAATTTGTCAAACTTCTACCGAGATCAGCTTTGAGGCATACTCATGAGCATATGAGGTACGAGCACCATGGATGCCCCACCCGATCCAATCATACGCATAGTCCATATAGCGATTGATACTCTTGCCAGGGGTCTTCATCCTGGATTCAATATCTTTCCATTGGACTTCATTTGTAAGATAACGAAGTTGCGTATAGATGCTTGATGGATTACCACCAAACCTCTTAGCAAAATCACCCAATCCATAATATCTGTTGGCAGATGTCCATTGGATCAGTCCATAACCGCCGTAGCAACTATGGTAACTGATCCTACTACCACCTTCACAAATGTTAGGCACGAACATAGATTCCTGCTTAATATTTCCTAGAATGGTAGCTAGGGCGTTTCTGTCTTTAATTCCAGCGTCCTGGAAGTAATTGAGAGCAATGTTCTCGTTGTCAGAACACCCTTTACAAATTAGCCTTTTCTCTTTTGGTTTTTCGGGAGCAACCGCTTTGGTCGCTGTCTTTGTTTCAAACTCCTTGATAATAGCAAATGGGGGAGGACCCTGGACTGGTGGAGGTGGAAACACGGGCAGTGTTGCCGAGGTGGTTGTAACCGATGCCAGAAGGGGCAGGGCTACAAGTGTAAAAGTGTTTGGCATTAAAAGTAATTGAACTCTACATCCCAATAGAGAAAGCGCACTTCCCCTTTCTCAAGGGGCAATCTCCTGGGCTCTAATTGTCACCTCACCTTCTCATAATATGAGACCCACCTTTTTAGGGGTGGGTCTTCATGGTATCACGTATTTAGGCTGGTGTCAAGCAGGTCAAAACCTGAATTTGACTTTAGCAGCAACAGAGTTGTTTGTCAACCCATCGGCAACAGAGTGTGTGCCCTCCACATATAGTACTTCTTTGATATCAATTTCAGCAGTAGCACTATATGAGTTGTCTGTGCCATAAGCACCTTCAACGCTCACGCCAATTACATCTTTTTTCTTTCCACCAAAACGAGTTTCTAATTTCAATCCAGCTTCGCCAACATGAGTTGTGTTGCTGGTTGCATCAACGGATCTTGCAGATCTAATATCACCAGTTTCAGTGTATGCGTTTCTGCTTACATTCTGAACGGTATGTCCCACAAATGGCATCATCCACTTTGTAAGATGTAAGTAAAGTCTATTTGATACCCACCACTCTGAACCAATGGTCTCTCCCTGATTGTCAAACACACCTTCTACGGTTCTAGAATATTTGTACTTACTGTTTGCAATCGCTGCATTAGTATTCAGAGTAAGAGTATTGCCATGGAATGTATTAAAGATGCCGTGAACATCTTTATTCTGTTTTGCAGTTGAATCCACACCACGAAGATTGATATTGACATTATTGTACTGGTAACCAACCGTCCATCCTTTGGACAAGTCTAACTCAAAACCACCACCGAAGATCTTGGAATCAGCAGAATATCCATCAGCATTGTACGACTGAACAAACCTATTGTTCTCAAATATTCTAAACTTCTCTTTGGTTCTGGATGGTTCATGATTGAGAAATCCATTGATACCATCATTAATACCATCAAGAACTTCTAGTTGATCAATGCGACCGAAGTAATCTCTGGAAGCATAATACTCTGCATATGAAGTGCTGGTCTCATAGGTGATAACTGAAGGATCAGTTACAACTACAGTAGGAGAACCGTTAGTATAAACCTGAGTATAAACTGCTGTGGTAGTTACAGTTCTAATTGTTGGTGTGGTAACACCTGTAGTTCTATGATGATTTACTTTTTGCTTAGCACCATTCTCAGTTGCATTGAATCTATGTGTCTGAACTACGGTTGGTGCTAATCCAGATGGAGCATATGCGGTTCTCTGAATATCATAGGTTCTAGTTCTTACCCAATCAGGAACAGTTGCTTGCGTAACAACAGAGGTTCCAGCATTGTCATCGGTAGTTGTTGTTGATGATGATGAAGTCCCATTTGTAGTTACAGTGCTTCCATCACTATAAGTATCAACTGTCGTTGGAGTTGTAGTTGTTACTGTTGTGGTTGTTGGAATTGTAGTTGTTACAGTATCAGTATAGTGAGATAAAGTTTGATTGCCATCAGCATCAGACCCAATTACAGTTCTAACCTGAGTGCTTGTTTCAGTTCTAGAACCACTACTGGATGAAGATGTAACAATAGGAGTTCCAGCAGCAGAAGATACTACGGTTGGAGTTGCTGGTGCTGGTGGAGTTACTGCTTGACCTGTTGCATCATTGATACCATCTCCATCGGCATCACCAGATAGAAGACCAGCAGATAGAGTTACTGTACCTGTGCGAATAACCTGTGAAGATGGATCCCAGTCCATCGTTGGTTGTGCAATAGGATTATAAGTAAACTGATAATCACCAGCACCTAAGTTAGTAAAAGTAACACCCTGCCAAGTATAACTCTCTGTTGAACCATATAGAGCAGAAGGATCACCATAAGGAATTAAACTAGTTCCATCTGACATGAAATAATTTGTACCAGGAATTAATCCTGTTGGTTCTGTATTCTGTAGGAGAGTCCAATTGACAGTTGTAGGTGCGAATGTATTTCCGTTGACACCTTGAAGAGTCATAGAACCTTCGGTGAATGTTGTTCCAGCGTGCCAAGAACCATACCAGAATGTAACTGAACCTGCACCATCACCAACGTATCCTAACGAGTTGGTGTGAGCTAATGCTGCTGTTGGCACTCCAAGTAAGAGCACAGACGCTGCAGCGAGCGCCTTTGATGTGTAAGACATAGAAAATCCGTGACTAAGTGAGGACTAACAAAACAGACCGAAGTATGTTTTAGAAGTAAAGTATTCACCTAGTCACGGATGACTGGATATGTAAGATCAGACCAGAGAAGCAATATCAGTTGTGATTATTAATTATTTATTTCCTCTATCTGAATTTCATATAAATTAGAGACATTAGAGTGCTTTAAAGCATCTTCTTTTGAAGAAAACGTTTTGGCTTTCTCTTTGTCTGTAGTCCACTTAGGACTATCATTTACATTATCTTGAAAATAGTCCCAAGTACCAGCAAACCCTTCTTTTTTTGCTATGTACATCAGACTCCACCTGTCCTTGGTTGAACTTGTCCTTCAAGAACTTCAACTCTTTCTTCAAGAGATGCTGTTGCTGCTTCGGGAGCAGGTGGTTCTGGGGGAGCTTCTACAAACTCTTCTCTGCGTGGCTCTTCTTTCTTCTCATCATCCTCACCACCTTTCTTCATTGTGTTAATACCAAATGTAGCAGCAGATGCTGTGAAGACTGTAGCAATAAAGGTAGGATCCATTTTGGATAGCATACCAGCATAGCTAGCGGTTAGAAGAGCAGCAGACCAACTCAAAATAGCAATACGAATTAATTGTCCCATAGCTTTTGCGTTTTTATTTTCCATTTTTCTTTAGTACGAGGTTAACCTTTTTTCCAAGCTTCACCTTCTGCTTTTCTTCTACGTGCTAATCCCGCTTCTACATTAGAACCAGGATTTCTATAGAGATAAAGCGCATCTGGCACCAAATCCCATTCTTTATTCTTCAGGCGTTTAGTAATAGTATTAAAGTTATCGCCACCGTAGAAACCAGCACCGAGATTATAAGCAAAGCTGAGCAGAGCGCCTCTTTTTCCATCTGACATTTCATTCCAATGT